TTGTATACTTCAAGAGTAAATAACCCATCAGAATCAGTGGTAATAAAGTGACCAGCAGCACCAGTAGTGTTGGTACCGCCTTTACCATCGAAATAAGTTCCACTAAGCTGAATGTATCCTCTATCTAGATAGAAAACTGCTGCAAGAGTTGCAGTGACTTCAGCAGATGAACCGCTTGGAGCAACCCAAAGTCCGTAAGCTCCACCGTTTGATGCAGCAGAAGAAGCTACTTGGTTTGTGGTCTCCCAACCAGCCGCCGCAGCACCACCGGCAGTACCACCAACTGTGGTTTGCTGACCGAGTAGACGAATATATGTTACAGGTGCAACATTTGCGTTTAGGAAGGCTTTAGCCGCGTAGGTGCCGTACATTGGAGACTGGTAGTTGCCTCCACGGTAAACATCTCCACCAGCATTTCCGGGCACTGTTCCACCAAATTGGGTAACAAAGTCAGAATATGATTCGACAGTAACAGGTTGCATTGCAAGACCACGAGTTGAGCGTCCAATGACGACTGGTCCAATAGTATCTGCTCTTCTGGGTCTGAAAGAATTGTCGATTTCATTGATAAACACGCCGGGAGAGACGAATTTAAAGTTTTTTACGGGCATTAGTAGTTCCTCACTTGTATTATAATATGCTTAAAAGCATTGTCAATCATAGTTTAAATAGTATTGTTGTTTCTCAAAACACTTCAGGAAGTGTTTAGTCTATAAAAAAGTCATCGTTTCCTGCCGGAACGACAGTTTCTCTTGGAAAGGAAATTTCTACGACGTTTTCGTCCTTTCTTACAATAGGTCTGTCGTCACTATTGCCTTCGCCTATAAGATATCCTAGAACTTTTATGTTTATTTCACTAGTGAATTGTCTTTCATCTTCTCCAAGGTTTGCAACATTGTTGCTTTGATTAAATCCTTGATCTATAAAAGCTTCATATAAGTGACCGTTTCGTTTCATAACAAAAGAATTTATTTGTCCTGTTCTCGTCATAAAAGGCTGCACAAGATCATTCATTTGTTGTTGATATTCTGTTTTAATAATAATTTTGTAATCAAGATTTACATAAACAGGTATAGGGATGGATAAAAATTCTACAACAACTTTTTTATTTGTTCTTGGGAAGTATTTTTGACGACTACCATCGTTATTGGTTCGTGTTCCTTCAGCTACGGCAAAGTTTCTTGTTTTATCTTGTTTAATTCTTTTTGCTATAACCATACGACCCGCCCTTCCATTTCTGCTATTTGAAAAAGTATGCGCTTGAAAACCACCTTTTCTAGTTGGGTCTTTGGTAATTCCTGTTCTTTCAATAGTAACAACAGGAAGTGTAATCGCTCCTGAGCTATGATCATCAGGAACTCTCAGATCTTTGTTGCTTTTAATTTGAAATGCTCTTTCTGGTGTCTGCCACAAAACGGGAGTACGTTTATATCCCTCATTGGTTAAAGTAGATAAATCAAGGTCTTCTTTTAGCCAAGATACCATAGCATAATCAATATCTTCGATACGAGAAGCAAGTAATCCTATCTCTTTGAGGGTAAAGTTATCCCTATCTTCTGGCAGTTGTGTAAAATCAAAGTTATCAGGTAGCATCAAATAGTCCCTTGCGTGCTCTCTTGCATTTAGCAGAGATTTCAAATGTGTGGTTCACTTGACCAAATAGCCTTCTTTGTGAGGAAAGAGCAACTATTTCATAATATAAATCACCGTATAAAACAAAGTCTCCTTCTCTGACAAAAACATCTTGGTCTTCTGTAAGTCTTCTCTTGTGAAAATGGACTGTAATCTCTGATACATTATCAATGCCAACAGAGTCAAGATAAGAAGTATCATCTTGATCAAACTTAACCAGAGCATATACTCTAACAGGTGGTAAGAAAGTTTTTTCTATTGCCTCACCATATAGCTCATGAAAATTTGTTGTCTCAAGATCAATAGGGTAATAAAGAATCTGTTGCCCAATAACCTTTTCTACAAGTTCATCATTGACTTGCTTAACAAGATCGCGCTCCTTCTTTCCAAGAAAGAGTGGAGGAGGAGGCGATGCTGGTCTGGACCATTCGTTATCTGACATTTAATTATCCTACGAAGATAGGTAGTGGAGAGCGACGAAGAGTTTCTTCTGCTGCAACAACCTTCTCTTGTTCTTTCTTTGCGAGTTCTGGGTATTCGATTTCCTTCAACATATCTGTTAGCTTCTGTCGTAGGTCATCTTTTTCTTTTTGTGCCTCAGATAGAAGGGATGAATAGTTGAGTGTAACAGACTCACCGGGGATTGGAACAGTCTGGAACTTACCACGAATCTGTCCTAGCATTTCTTTACATAGTGCGAGAGCATAATTGCGAATCCACTGCTTGCCCATAGAGTTAATATTCTCATATGGAATATTATCGAATGGAAGTGTATTAATATTGTTGACACCACCTACGCCAGTGTTTGTATCACCATCTTCACCCCATGAATTGTCTGCAACTCTAAAACGAACCCAGATACGATCGAGATAGCCAGCAAAGTTATCAGTTCCGCGTGGAGTTGGATACAATCTCAATTTGTTATCTATAATCTCGAATGAATAGTGAGAAGTTCTGGTGTAAAGAGAATCTTCATACATAATTGCTTGAAGTTTGTTTTGCCAAGTTGGAACAATCTCGAATGTAGAGTCATCTGCATACTGACCATAGGTAGAGTAGTTTCCAACAACACCTACGCCACCATAGTAGCCATAGAAGCGCCACATTGCGATTGGAGAGCGATAAAAAACTTTATCGATTATGACTCTAGAGTCTCCAACTTTTCCAGCATAAGGTACAGCACCACCAGTATCATCAACGCCAGATGCAGAAGAAGATGAGATAATTGATTGAAGATCATAATCTTGCTGATTCTTGACAGTTGTAAATGAAGCAGAGTATATTGGTGTAGTACCACCAAAGCCAGCCATAGTTGCAACAGCATCACCAACTTTGTTTGCATATGAAAGAGTGATCTTTGAATACTGGAGATTTACTCCTGTAGGACCGGAGACAGAATCGCCTAGGTGATCAAATGTTCCAGTTGCTTTTCCAAGGGCATCAGGTAGAATATTTTTGCCTTGATGCATATTGAGGATATAAGAATATTCTAATACTGCTTCTTCATAGGCAGCATATACATTTGCGTTTGTGAGTTCGATATCAACAACATCGCCACCTAAACGCTTGTAGACAAAATCTACTTGTTTTGCTGCTCCTGTAAGGAAATAATCTGAATCGTTATAGATTCCAAAAGGAACTGCTGCTGCAACAGCCGAAGGATCACCAGTGGATGATAGGATTATTGCACTAGTCTCAGATAATGGTTGTAAGTTTGTGGGCATTCATGAAGCCTCCTAGTCGTAGTAAATAGTGAGAGTATAAACAAAAACCCCCTGCCGAAGCAGGGGGCTTAGGTTTTAGAGTTGGTTAGCTATCAAGCGCCAGACTCACCTAGTAGACCACGAACGACAACTAGACCGTACATATCAGGACGAACCATCTTCTTCGCGTAACGGGTCATAACACCCTTACGTGGTACGAAGTCTTCAGGTCCGAAGATTGTGGGAGTAGTCTGTAGTGGGACGTAAGGAGCGTAGACGTAGCCACTTTCGAGGAAGGAGCTACCGCGACGACCAACTAGAATGACGTTGCGTAGGAAGTAGGGGTCAACGATGACATCAAACTTCTTGCTGAGTGAACCAACCTTGAGAGCGCCGATGGAGCCCTTCTCGTCGGTGTGAGTGACACTTGCACGGAAGCCAGCGGTGAACTCAAGGATGTTGGCAACCTCGGGTCCGCAGACGACGAAGTTAGCACCACCACGTAGAGTCTTACGGTGGATCTGAGCGGAGACATCGTTGATGGTCTCAACGAGGGTCTCGTACCACTCACTGACGGTACCAGTGAAGTCAGGAGCCTTGGTGTTAGCACCAATCTCAACACCATTGGCGTCAACAAAGAGACCGGGTGCGCGTGACCAGTAGCGGGTAGCAGCAGTAGCGCCAGAAACGAGGTCAGCAAGGATCTCGCGGTCAATCTCTAGAGCAATCTGCTCGGAGAGAAGGCTGGTAAGCTCAACCTCAGCGTCGAGGTTGTGGTAGGCGTTGAGATCCTGACCGAGTTCGGGGGTCCACTTAGCCTTGAGCTTCTTGGTCTGAGCGGTAACCGCGATAGAATCGACCTTGATGTCAATCTCGGGGATATTGCCGTTAGCCTCTAGTGGCATGGTGAATCCAGCGATAGCGCCACGGACGTTGGCATCTTCACCGATGGCATCGCGCTGTGGGTACTGAAGGTTCAACTGGGCAGTAGCAGAAGTACCCTTTGTAACCGCAGATACGTCTTCGGTAGTAACGAAGAACAGATCAACAACAGTGTTTGCTTCGTTACGGCGGCTAAGACGACGAACCTGAGAAGTGTTGCTGGAATCAATACCAGTAGCACTGGTTAGGCTTGCTAGATCTTCAATGCTTGCAGAAATAGCTGCAAGGTTGTCATAATCTAGACTAGCCCACTCGCCGGCAGTTGTCCAACCGGTGGTAACCTTTGGAACACTGACCTTTAGAACGTAGTGATCGGTAGAGGAACCAGAGAAAGCAAGAATGTCTGGATCGTACTGAATTGCTCTGTTGTCAGCATCATCGCCTTCGCCAATCTTGAAGCCATCAACAGCAAGAAGAGTGGCACCAGCAGAAGCAGAGACAACAGAAGAGCCGGTGGGACTAGCGTAAGCATAGCCACGAGCAGAAGTGCGTGGACCGGCAAGGTCACCAGCGCGGGCATCAACTAGGTCAACACCGCCAGTGATCTGGGAACCAACCTGATCGGTGCCGTAGATTGACTTGGCAAAAGTGTTGCCAAAACGGGAGGGATCAGTG